AAAGGAACAATCAGTAAGATTAACAGGAGTACTGAACCCAATAGTGATAAGATGTACTGGTCGAATATCATTCGTTGCTAATTCGTTCTTTACTGCTGTTGTCAGGCTTCTCGTCATATTCTTCGTAAGTTGTTTGAGTTACACTTTCTGTACCTTTTAACATAGTATATTCAAATTTGCTATTAGGTTTCTTATATTCTTTAAGATCGTTAGTTTGAATATTAATTTCATCTTCATTTACAATAATTTCAGCAATAAAATCGGCACTTACTCTATGAGTTATTTTGTATTTTTTCATCTATAGTGCTTCTTCAACATCAAATTCAAACTGATATAACAAAGTTCCATCTTGTCCAGCACCCACTACTCCAAACTCTTGAATATCATTAGTTAGATATACTGTAAATGGAACATCATCATATTGAATATCTGATGAAGAAACTGCTGTAGTTAATGGTGGCTCTATTGTAAGAGTTCCAGTTGAAATATCTGATTGATCTGCAACGACCATATATACTTTTGAATGATTAGCAAATTTAATAAAATCTCCAGCTTTTAATGTGCCAGTTCCAGTTCCACCAAGTGTAATAGATGTATCTCCAGCACTTCCTGTACCAGTTGGTGTACCACTTGCTGTACCTCTAGCATCTTCGACTTCTGGTGGCACTATTGTAAAATTTTCTTTGCCTGATCTTTGTTTAATTATAAATGCCATTAATTGTCCATAAACATCAGATCGTTTAGCTGTAATTATTCTAGCAGTAAATCCCCATCTTTGACCATCTATTTGTCTTGCAAGTTTCTTACCTGAAACAGATTTAGAGATAATAGTATTTTGAATTGACTTTATTCCTAAAGATTCAAACTTAGCAGTTGATAAATTGAGCAGTTGATATTGGAAATGCACCTGACATTAGATTATACTTTTAGCCCCTCTCTCATTTACAGCAGAATTAATTAATTGAGTTATAGTTCCTCTTGATCTGATTAATAGTTCTTCAAATCCTGAAGCATCTACTGTGTTGATATTAAAATTAACTGTAGTTTGTCCACCACCAGTTCCTCTAGCTGATTGTGTTATTTGTCCTGTTTGATTAGGTACAAATAATTCAGCACCATTTTCTCCAACTACATAAGGTTGTCCTTTTTGTACTGAACCACCTGATGCTCTGCCACCAAAAAAACCAACTAAAGAACCTAAACCAGATAAAGCATTTGATGTACTTAACATAGCTTGTTTTTGTTTTTCTCTAGTAATCATTTTTTCTATTGCAAGTTCAACACCTTTTCTTGCAACAATTTCAATTAAAGAACTTAATATATTAAACATAAATTGTTGAGCCATACTTCTTAATGTATCAGATAATTTTCCACCATAAACCCATGCTCTAGCAAAACCCTCTGATAATTTAGTTATACTTCCATTTAAACTTTCTTTAAATATTGAAGAAACATTTTTTACTTTTTCCTCTAAACCTTTTAAAGATTCTTGATTCATTGATCTAAATGTTTTTTCAGATAAACCAATTGAATTAGCCATCTCAAACATATGATGATTAGATGTAGATGTGAATTTAATTATTTCTTTAACATTTTCTTTTACTCTTGAAGAATTGTTTGCCATTTCAAACATATGATGATTTGATTCTTCTAATTTAACTCCTAATTTTTTAGCTATTTCAGATTCTTTTATAAATATTCCTGAAAAAGCAAAAGTTAATGCTTGTAATAATTTTGGTTGTTCTGATTTAACAGCTAATTTATCTATAGCATCTGAAACACCTAAAATAGATTTAGATACCATATCTGCAGAACCAGTTACTTCATTAAATTTACCAATTAAATTTAGAAAACTATTTCCTAATCTAGTTGTTGCTTGACCTATTGTTGGAGTAATTTGTTGAAATTTTTTATTAATATTATCTGTTTCTTTTAATAAAGCTGTTGCAATAATATCAGATGTAATTTTACCCTCTGCACCAAGTTTTTTAAGTTCTCCTCTAGTAACACCTAATTCTTTTGCAAATATATCTAATAATGGTGGAATGTTTTCAGAGATACTTCTAAATTCATCTCCTTGTAATCTTCCTGATGCAAATGCTTGTGATAACTGAAGAATACCAGAACTAGCTTGAATAGAATTTACACCAGCTATACCAATTACTTTATTGACATTTTCTGTTATTTGTAAAAGTTGAGTATTTTTTAAACCAAGATTTTGCGATTGTAATGCAAGTTTTTGATAAAGTTCTACTGTTTCAGAAAAACCTCCTCTAGTTCTTCTTGATATTTGAAATAATTCTTCTTGAACTTTATTTAATTCAAAAGTTGAATTGGTTACTAATTTTAATCTGTTTTGTAAATTTTGAAATTCATTAGTTAATGAAAATATCTGTCTTATAACTACAGAAGAAGCAACAGCAAGAAGAACATTTTTTAAATTTAACAAAGATGTTTTGCTTTGATTTACATTTTTTTGTAATTTATCAAAGGCTTGTTTAGACTTATCTTGTGCTAATATATTTATTTTTAAATCTGCCATTATTTTAAATTCCTTGCTTCAGCTAATGATTTACTTGTTTTATACTGTTCTTGTTCTTTTTTCAAGTAAGCTAACCATAAATTATAATGGCTAACTGGCATATCAAGAACTTCTTGGATAGTGAGATGTAATCGTTCTGCAATAACTAATAGCGACCTTACATCATGGTCGCTTTCTACTTTTTTTCTGCGTCCTCGTAATTAGTATCTGAAAGAATTTGATTAGCAATATTAGAAATAATATTCGAATCTGCTTTTTTTCTTAAAACAAATTTATCTTCTGGTTTAAATGCTTTAACTAATTCGCCTTTATCATCTTTAATAAGAAGTTTCATAATTATTAAATCTATGAAAACTGTTAAATCTTGGAAGTTATTAGACTTCTTAAAAATTATATTTTTTTCTTCAAGGGTTAATGGTTCTGAATAAAAGACACTAGGATTGCCATTCTCGTCTTTCCACTCCTCAACTTCTATAGTTAAAGTTTTAAGAGTTTCAAAATGAGATTTAACTCGATCGATAACTGACATAAATTAGATTATACAGTTCCTACAGTTAAAGCACCAGTTCCTTGAAATGTTACAGTTCTTGAAACAATTGCGTCCATTGAGTTATTAATACTCATACCAGTAATAATACCAGTTCCTGAATAACTTACATCTCCTGCAGTATTACCCTCTGGTAATAATACAAAAGCAATAGAAGAACCAGCAGTTAAAGTTTCTTGTTGAGTATCAGTTTCATCAAAATGCATTTCGATTGTTCCTGAGAATGAAGTTCTTCCAGCTACAAATGATTTAGTTGCATCTGTTAAAGCTGTATCTTCTACAACATCTCCAGTAGTTTCTAGTGTGAACGAAGTAACTTCGCCCATCGCTGTTCCACCAACTGTTACAACTCCTTCTTTTCCGTGATGTGTTGCCATGTCTTTTTATCCTTGTTTGATTTTTTGTTAGTTTCTTGTTCTTGCTTATAGCCTAGTCTTAAATTGCTGTTCCACCAACTGTTACAACTCCTTCTTTTCCGTGATGTGTTGCCATGTCTTTTTATCCTTGTTTGATTTTTTGTTAGTTTCTTGTTCTTGCTTATAGCCTAGTCTTAAATAATGTTCAAGATTAGTTTCATTAATAATTATTTCTGAACTACCTTTATATAATTTAATATCTTTAGCCATAATGTCTTTTACAATTTATCGTCTTCTTCGTCAATATCTTCTTCTTCGTCTTCCTCAAAGTCTTCCTCTAAATCATCAGCATCTTCTTCTTCCCAAGACCCATCTTCATCTTCTAAAGAATTTTCTCTGATTTCTTCGATTAAATCTTTTACTTCTTCACAAAGCATAGACTCTTTATCGTGCATTTTTTCTATTTGATCTATTTTTTTAGTTATTTTATCTAATGTTTTTTCTATCTTCATAGCTTACTCCTTATGGTGTTCCTGATTGATATTGGTACATACATCTGATTGTCATTCTAATACCACCAACTGGAAATAAGCTACCCTCGTCAGTTTCTACAGAAACAACTTGTGTATCAAGTGCATTACCATTTCGTGTAATATCAGATTCTATTTCAGTTTCAATAGCTGTTATAAGTTCATTTCTTTTAGT